ATAGAGGGTTGCTCACTCAATTAGGAGTTGAAGTTAATCCTATTAAAGGTTTTGATGGTGGTGTCTTGGAGTTTGCTAAACAATTGTGAACTGTCAATGGTATCAATTTATCTCCACTTGGTGCAAAGAATGTATTACTTGCCATTCGTAATCCAGCTTTCATCAGTTCAATCCTTTTCGAATTATGGAATAAGATGTTTCCTCTATTTTTCAGGGTTAGACCAAGGTCTAGTATTTACACGAAGGCGAAGAAGCGGGTTAGAGGGACCGAAAGTCCTTTCATAACTGGCGATTCTTTACTTAGGGTATTTACTCAGCTCTTTGGACCTAAATCTGTTAAAGGGAAGAATCTCTTATTGCATGTCGCGAAGGGTGAATGGATAGAAATGAAATACGCGTGGGTTGGTACATTAATTCGCCTTGTGGCATATATTGGTCCCAGAAGTGGTCTTTGGTATGTGAAAGGTGATGTTAGAAGTTACTTGCGTGGTTGGGATTCTAACCTTTACCAGAAAATTTGATGGGATCTCATTAAGAGACTTGTCCCAAGGAAGAAGCTAACCAGTAAGGTTATGCATCCTTCTTTTGAGAGAGGTTTCTCTAATGATTTCCCACGGTTAATTAGTAATTTTAAATTATTACTTCTTTACCGTATCAAATTTGCTCGTGAGGAAAGAATATCGGTCGGGCATCAACTCCTAGCTTCATGGATTCGGGGGTTAGATCTAACCCGAGAAACCATTTCATATGCTTTTGACTCTCTTCCGAAAGTTCGTAATTGTTACAAATACCAAGATAAGGTCTTTACTCTGGAATCGAAATGGATTACCTTAATTCATTCCTTGTCCATCCTGTTTTCGCCCTCAGTGCTGATTCTTCTTTGGCAAATCGCCAAGAATACTGCAAAAGTGGTACCGAAGGTAATGCAGGTCCTTAAGGTTCGATGATATCGAGTCCTTAAGTACTACAATACTTTTGGTTTGCTAAGCGAATCAATGTATTGTGCTGTGTTCCTGTTTGCACTCACTCGTGACATGATGTTTGTTACACAAATCGTTTCAATCATGTTAGTAATACATGTTGTTGTATATTCTAACTATGTACATATGTACATACAACGTCGCGTATACTGAAGTAAGATCTATGGGCTTCAGGGGAATAACATCATAACTGATGTTACCTCTGAGGTTTTCAACCCATTTGATCCTGTTGCTTCTTTATTGTCGAGACCTTTGCTTGATAAAAAAAGTGAAGAGACACCGGCCATGAAGGAGACAATGGAATTACTGAAGTATGAGTGGCTTGTTAACCAATATCTTAGGGAAAAGATCCTGGTAGAGTCTATTAAAGATTCTAACAGGTCTCTCCGTAAGAAAAAGGGACGCAAGCAAGGTGAATCATCTCCAGGTTCACTAACAAAATTTTAATTCATGCTTGTCCTTTGCTACTATTCTGTAAAGAATAGACCGCTGGCTTGACAGTATAAACAAGTCGCGTACATAAAGTGTGTTTTTACGACACCGG